CGGGGAGGGGCTCCCCAAAGATTCCGGGAAACCCCTTCGACCCCTTCGCCTGTCCGCTACGACGCCGTCCCCGCCGGGCTTCTCAGTGAGAGGGGGGGGTCGCGTAGGGGGTCTCATCCCCCTTGACCCCCCTCGCGCTACTTGGTATAGTGTCGTGGTGAGGTTCAAGTGATCGCAGGCGTGCTCGACACCGAGACCACGGGTCTCCCCTCCTCCAAGTACGCGCAGCCCGTGAGCATCGGTGCCGTCGCCGTCGACACCACGACGGGCGTGACGGTCTCCGAGTACTACACCCTCGTCCGTCCGACGGTCATTCACTTCAAGGAGTACATGGACGCGTTCAGGATCCATGGCATCGACCTCGCCTCCCTCCAAGAGGACGGGCTCTACAACGACGACGCTGTCATCGAGTTCCGGGACTGGTGGATCGGCATGGCTGAGAAGCGACCCATGCTGTACGCCTTCAACGTGTCCTTCGACTCCGTGATGCTCAAGCGCATGGGCTTTGACCCGAAGGGCTACTGGGGTCCGTGCCTCATGCAGACCGCAGCCCGCCACCTGGGCCGGGCGTCCGGTCGGGTGTCCCTCGACCGCGCGGCGAAGGCGGTGGGCGCAGCCCGGCAGTCCGAAGAGCACAACGCCCTCGAAGATGCACGGCTCGCAGCCACGGTGGGCTTTGCGACGGGGGCTTGGTGATGCAGTGCCCTGGTTGCACCGTCGAGCAGAAGTGCAAGGTGACCGACACCCGCACGCCGCAGGGCGCTCGCATCCGGTGGCTCATGGATCTCCAGAAGGAGTGGCCTGACCTGTTGGTGCGTCGCCGTCGGTGTCCGGTACACGGTACATTTGTCACCGTCGAGTTGCCCCTGTCCGATCTCAAGTCCATCGTGGAGCACGAATGTCCCTCGACAGCCTGACCCCGAAGCAGCGAGAGGTCGTAGAGTTTTGCGTCAAAAACGGTGTGGAGCCCGCCCGCGCCGTAGACGAAGGGCTGGTGTCGAGCACGACGCTCTACGCCAAGTGGGGCGTCGCGCAGGTCCGGCAGTGGATGGAAGCCTACCGGCAGACCCTCCCGCCCCCGGCCCTGACGCAGGAGCAGGTCAGCGCTCGGATCCTGGGCATGGTCCCGGCGGCGCTACAGACCATCAACAACTGCATCGTCACCGGGCAGGGGAGCAAGGTCGCCGTGGATCTCGCGAAGTGGGTGGTCAAGGAAGCGTACACGGAGCCCGCTGAACCGAAGGCGAAGCCGAAAGCCAGCACCGCAGGTGAGCGGGAACTCCTCAACGTGCTTGAGTTCGTGAAGAAGTGAGCGTGTACTGCCCGGCCCTCGTCCCCTCGCACCTGAGATCACAGGTGGAGGCGATGCTTGCCGACCGCGAGCAGTTCGTCCGGCTGCTCCGCATCAAGCACAAGCAGCAGCAGCGGTTCGTCCCCTTCGAGCCCAACGCGGCGCAGCGGCGGCTGTGGGCGCTGCTGGACAAGAACAACCGCGTCATCTGCATCAAGGCTCGGCAGGTGGGCATCAGCACAGCGGTGCGGGCATGGCAGTTCCACAGGGCGTACTGCTCCCTCGACCCCCTGAACTTCGCGGTGCTCTCGTTCCATGACCGCTCGGCAAAGAACCTCCGACGCATGGACCGCAGGTGGCTGACCGAGTTGCCCCGCCTGCTCAAGCGCGACCTGTCGGTGGACAGCGCGGAAGACACCGTCTTCGCCGACACCTTCGCGGGCTTCTCGTCGTTCACGACTGGCGGGCGGGGAGGCACCCGGTCCTTCGAGTTCACGGGCGGCCACCTGTCCGAGTTCGCGTTCTACAACGACCCCGATGAAGTGCTGGCTCAGTCCCTCTCGACCGTGGGCGATGGCCCGCTCATCATCGAGTCGACCGTCAACGCACCGGGCGACGCCTTCCACCGGCTCATCGAGGAGGCCCCGGAGAACGGGTGGACGGTGTTCACCTACTGGTGGTGGGAGCACGCGCCCTACCGGGACGACAACCTGCCGCCCGAGTGGGAGCGCACGGAGGAAGAGGAAGGGCTCGTCGCCAAGTACGGGGTGGACGACGCGCAACTCTGGTGGCGTCGCCAGCAGATCCACACGCTCGGCTTGAACAAGTTCCGCAGGGAGTACCCCGCCTGCCTTGACGACGCCTTCCTCTCACGGGACTCCACCTACTTCGACCCCGATGACCTCGACGCCATTGAGCAGGTGTGGTTCGACAGCCAGCAACGGGAGTTCGAGGAGCCGCAGCCCGAAGGCAACTACGTGATGGGTGTCGACGTGGCCGGCGGTGTGGGCGGTGACTACTCCGCGCTCGTGGTCGTCAGCCTTGCTTCCTTGCAGCCCGTCTACATCGAGCGGTGCAACAACACGCCTCCTCACGAATGGGCACAGCGCGTCGCCCTCGTGGGGCAGCGGTACAACAACGCCCTCGTTCTGTGTGAATCGAACAACCACGGGCACGTCGTGCTCCGCGAGTTGCACTCGCTGCACTACCGGAAGGTGTGGCGGGACGGGAAGGGCAAGCCGTGGACAACCACGGTGAAGTCGAAACTGGAAGCGTTCGAGTGCTTGCGCGAGCACGTCAAGGCGGGCATCATCTTCGCGCTCGACCAATCCACCTTGCAGGAACTCAGGGGGTTGCAGATCCTCAAGGTCACCCCCGAAGCCCCGTCGGGCCTGCACGACGACCTTGCCGTCGCCCTCGCACTGGCGTACCGCTGCATACGGTCAGCGCCCCCGTCGCAGCGGCGGGAGTTCGCTGGTAGCCTTATGGACAACTTCATCAAGCAGCGCCGTGTCGCTCGGATCAAACGAAATGCCTTGCCGTGGAGCAGAGCCCGATGATTACCCCAAAGGTCGCTCGGACCATCTTCGAGGAGCACACCCGGTACTGGGATGACCGTCGCCCTGAGATGCGGCGGCTCCGCAACGCCTATCTCATGCGATACTGGCAGCGGAACATTTCCTACGACGACAACCTGCTCATCGAGACGAGCCGGGCGTATGAACTCATCGAGTCGTATGTGGCCTCCCTGTTCGTGCGCGATCCCTCCGTCGTGGTCAAGCCCGACCTCCGGGGCAAGGGCGACGCCGAGTTGACCGAAGAGGTCGCGAACAACTGGCTGCTCAACACTCGTCGGCAGATCGAGGACACCCTGCGGCTCGCCCTCATCTACCCGTGGGCGGCCATGAAGTTGACGGGCAACGACAGCCCCGACGTGCTGAGCCGGGTGGACATGACACCGCTCGGGCCGTGGGACGTGATCGTCGACGACGCTGCTTCCTCGTGGGAGACGCAGCGGTTCGTGGGCCACAGGTACTACCTGCCCCTCGACGTGGCGAAGCAGAAGTACGGGAACAAGAAGTACGCCAAGCGGACCTTCGCGCGGTACATCGACTATCAGGACGAGGACGACACCCCGGCGTACCACCGGGACAGTGACCCCACGGCCATGCCCATCAGCGACTACATTCTCGTGGTCGAGTTCTACGACCTCGTCAAGGAGCGGATGCTCGTGTGGTCGCCCGACTACCAGAACGGCGACAAGTTCCTGTACGACGGCGTGTCCCTGAACGTGGGTGTCGAGGGTGAACCGGAGCAGGAGAAGTTCGACGGCATCCCGTTCCGCACGGCGAGTGACCGACCCGTCGTCCCCATCGTGCCCGTCTACATGAGCCGTGAGCCCGACGAGCCCTTGCGTGGGTACAGCAGCCTGCGGCGGGTGTATGACCAAGTGGTCGAGGTCAACACCATCCGCACCTTTCAGGCCAACGGCATCCGTAAGGCGGCCCGGCAGTGGATGGTGCAGGCGGGCGTGCTCGACCCCGAGGCGATGTCCAAGATCTCTCAGGGGCAAGACGGCGAGTTCATCGAGGTCGAGTTGTCGCCGGGCCAAGACCTGCGCACCGCCATCGCACCCGTGCCTCACTCCCCTGTCCCGGCAGAACTGGAGACCTACGAGCAGCAGGTCGAGTCGGACTTCTCGCGCGGCTCAGTGATGGCACCGTTCACCCGTGGGCAGGCGACAAAGGCCACGGCCACCGAGGTCACCGCCCTCGCGGCCTACTCGGCCAGTGAGATCGGAAGGCAGGCGCGCGAGCGTGATGCGGCAATCGCCCAGGCGGCTCAGACCTACGTGGTCATGCTGGCTACCCTCATGGATGAAGGCGATGTCGTTGTCCGACTCGGGGGCAAGGCACAGGTGGTCACCCCCGATGACCTGCGTGGCGACTTCGCCTACTTCGCACAGGATTCGGGCAGCACCCCCATGTCCGACGCCGTGAAGAAGCAGGAACTCATGCAACTGATTCCCCTGCTCCAGTCCCTCGGTGTGGACAACGCCACGATCCTCAAGTCAATCGTGCGGTCCTACGACCTGCCCGAAGACTTCCTGCCCGACGAGGCCGCGCAACCGATTGCGCCGACCGAGACTCCCCCGCCCTCCGCGCCCTCCGGGCCTGAGCAGGCTGCGATGGGGACAATGGCAGGTCCGTCACCCCAGCGGATCGCCAACGTCCTGCCCACTGGCGGGGTGGTATGATGCCTCTGTACGAGTACAAGTGCCGCGCAGGGCACAGTATCGAGAAGTTGCGCAAGTACGAGTCCCGGCTCGAAGAGGTCGTGTGCCCCATCTGCGAGGGCCATGCGACCATCGTGGTGTCCATGCCCGCGAAGACGGCGCTGGGCTGGGGCGACACCCCATGGGACGGCAAGTACGACCGTGGGCTGGGTGTCAGGATCCGCGATAAGAAGCACCGCGAAGCCGTGATGAAGGCTAAGGGTCTTCGACAACTGGAGCCGGGTGAGGTCGAGGCGGAACAACGCCGGGCCACTCGGGAGAAAGAAGCCCACGACGCGCAGGTCAACAAGTTCCAAACCGTCCTCAAGGACACCGGGTCTACGTCTATGGCGATGGCTCAAACCTTCCCCGATGCAGGAGTCTGACATGGAAGCGATGATGGATGCCTACGCCGCCAAGGCGGGCGAGTTGCAGGAGGAGACCGACATGATGCTGGAGGTTCCCAAGGGCAACTTCTCGCAAACGGCGCTCAACGCCGTAGTCGACGCCTTCAACGACGCGCTCGACGCCATGGGCTTCGAGGGCGACTACCCCGAGTTCACGAGCGACCAGAACGCCCTGCCCATCGAGTTCGTGCGCGGGCTCGCCATGATGTCCGACGCCGCAGCCGAGTCCGAGTCCGGTGTGGACATCGACCTCGAAGGTGTCCGCTCCGACAACGACCTTGCCCTGCTCGCCTCGAAACTGAAGCGACTGGCAGCCTCCCCGAAGTTCAAGGCCATGATGGCTGACGACGGCGGGGAACCCGCCACTGAGGTTGACATCACCGTCGCCTCCGCACCCGAAGACCTGATGATGGAGAGAGCCTGACATGTCAGAAGCCAACGCACCCGGTGTCCTTACCCACAGCGAAGGACCGGACACGGCGGCGGCAGCAGCACCCGTAGATGAAGTGGCAGCAGCCACTCCTGCCGATGCTGGCAAGCGCAGCCCGAAGACCGCCGACACCTACAAGGCAGAGGTCAACGCCCTGCTCGACGCCTATGAGGCGAAGCAGGCGCGGATCGCGCAGGAAAAGGCCAAGGCCCCACCGCCGGAACCCGAAGGGCTCCGTGAGGGTGAGTCGTGGGATTCCATCTACGCATCCCAGCCGCCCGAAGTGCAGCGGGCCATGGCTGAGATGCGGAAGATGGTGACCCGGAAGACGCAGGAACTCAGCCGCGAGCGGAAGATGCTCGAAGCCCAGCAGGCCGCGCTCACGTCTTCGGGCCTCATGGAGCAACTGGCACAGCAGGCTGGCAACACCCCCGAAGACTTCGACCCCTTCAACCCTGAGCACATCAACGCCGCCATCGAGGCGAAGGTGGCCGCTCGGTTGCAGGAAGTGCTCGCACCCATGGCCCAGCA